TATGTATATAACATTTATAGGAACAGGAATTTCTTATCTTCATACCTCTAACGTTTGGTTGACGATAGCACAAAATTTACCTTATGGTACTCATATAGTTAAATCTAATTGGACTACAGGAGGGAAAAAGACATTTGTGGATGGTGTGGAAGTGATAGATAATAACGCTCTACAAATTGAAATTAGAGAGTTCTCCTTCCACCAACCAAAGATGCCTCCTATACCAGAGGACGCTGTAATTGTTGCAGATTATATGCTGATGTCAGATTTTAAACCCCAAACTGGTACTCCTTCGACTGGACAAATAAGCAAAGGAACAAGAAAAGTTTATAATACGAGGGATTGTTTTTATGAGGAAACTGCTAATGGTGGAATAAGTGTGGATCACGGCCCGTCACAATCAACTGGTGGTTTTGAAATTTATCAGTCTACTCCAAATCCTCAACAAAATAGATTTAGAGTCAGGTGTCCTTCTTTTGCCACTAACTATGTTTCTAAGTCTTATCAATCGTCAACAAGAGCAGATATGTATATTGATAATACTGAAAAAACAGGAGGTAATGTAGTTCAAAGTAATTATGGAGGTTATGAAACTTATGGTCATCTCGTTTCTGATGAAGTTTTAGGTGTACAAAATTGGGGGGTAAGTGCAGCAGCAGGCCAAAATTTAACATTCCAAGGCTTCGACTTTGCCACTCCAACCCACACTTCATCACATTACCAGGCATTTGAAACGCCATACCTGTATGAGTTAGTAGGTGGTGACAGGAACATGGAGCAGAATAATCTGGTGGTTTCTGCTGACGGAAAAACGTGGGATGAGGTGACTAGGGATACGAGTTATATTGGGAATTGTGTTTTGCAAATAAGTTCTGATCTAGGGGAAGTAAATACTGGCACAGTAGTAATTATGGATGAATGTAGAGGATGGAGAACAGATGATAAGGCGCAACACCACTTTAATAAAGATTTTGCTCTTGGTTATGATTGTGCTATTTGTTTAAGAGATGGAGAATATCAAATCCATTACGGTAGCATTAATCGTGCGGCCGGTACTCAGGCGGAGATACGTATTACAGTAAATAACCAGTATGTTGCTAAGGGTTATGGAAATGAAACCGAGTGGACACATTCACATATTAGTGGAGATTTACAGTTAAAACGTGGAGATTTTGTTAAAATACATGGTGGTTATTGGTCTAGTACTGATAATTCTCATTCTGAATATCATATACATAGACTAGGAAAATAATGTTTATATCACATAAATCAAACGTACTCCAAACAGTCCACGAAACTGAATGGGAATGCAGAAAAAATACTAAAGGACTAACCAAACTTGAATACTGGACTTGGTTAGATTCTGTTACTACTGTTACTGGAACTCCGCCCGATGCAGAAACTACAGTTGATTTAAGTGGTGAAACAGGATATACGTTAGTTGAATGTACAGATGAAGATGTTTCGGCAAGACTGAATCAGCTAGGAGATTATGTTAATAGTAACCGAAAGCCGGGCGAAGCATTAGTTTACAACATCAAGTACTCTGCATCCAAAAAAGATTCAGAAATTGTAGATGTAGAAGCACATACAATAGCAGCACATACAATAGCAGCACATAGAGATGAAGATGGAAATGATGTTGCAGAAGAGGATGTTGCAGAAGAGGATGTTGCAACAACTTATGTCCAAACACATCTCGTAGGTGATGATACTGCAAAAGATGCACGATTACTTGCAGAAGAGTGGACACGAATAAGAGCAGAACGAGATAGTCTTTTAACAAGTACAGATTGGACACAATCAAGTGATACTGCACTTGCATCTGCAAAGGTAACTGCGTGGGGAACTTACAGAACTAAATTAAGAACGTTACCAGTAGACCAATCATCAAAAACGACATATGCAGATATTACATGGCCGCCACAACCATCATAATAAATAATAGTAATTAGGAACTTTCAGGATAAATCACAATGGCATTACGTAGACCACCAACAACATTTTCGGATTCGATTGATGCTGCAGATTTAGCAGCAAATTCAGTCACATCTTCTGAACTTGCAGATAATGCAGTAGATGCAGCTGCGATTGCTGCAAATGCGGTTACAACTGCAAAGATTGCCGATTCATCTTCTACAACTACTGGTATTACTCCTGCAAAAATTGCAGAAAATGCTGTCACATCTGCTAAAATTGCAACTGGTGCTGTCATTGCAGATGGAATAGGTGCGGGCGCAGTTGTTGCTGCCGGACTTGGTACAGGAGCGGTTACAACTGTAAAAATTGCAGCCGATGTACTTGAAGTAAAACCACACATCATTCCTGGCGTCCTTTATCCTGCAATAAAAGATTCGGGAGGAACAGTAAGACAGATAGATGGTGTAACGGCAGTTGTTGCAAGTACAGTCGGGCCTGCTGGTTCTGCAATTGCTTCATCGTTATATGGCACAGTACAGTCTGACGGAAGGATGTACTACTACACAGACATCAAAGGCTCCAAGCCAATCAAAGACCCTAGAATTGGTAGTCACTTTGGGAGTCAGAGGCATAAGTTTAAGAGCATTCAGTTATTGGAACAAGAGACTGCAACTCATGGAACTAATGTTTATTCTGTGGATGGTAGAGAGTGGATAAGAGGAGAAGGGAATGCCCAGCAAGTTGAGAATGATGCTAGTGGTGTTAAACTGAGACTTTATGGTAATGACAATAGAATAGAAATAGTAGGTTACTTTAATGATGCTAATATTCTATTTGCTAATTTAGGTGCTACTATTTCATTTAATGTTTATATAAATGGGGGAACAGTTCAATTAAACAATACTGCCGCAACTATATCTGCACAGCCTACTGAAACATTAAGATATGTAGACCCTAGTGTATGTTTTAATTTGTCATTTAATAGCACTCCAACTTTAGGAATTAATACTTTACGGATAGAAACAACAGGTGGAGATCAAGTATATTGTAGTGGCATAGAACTAATAACCCAAGACACCACATCAGTTGCAACCAAATCACAGATACAGATTCATCCACAGAACGTAGTTTCTTATGGAAAACGATTTGCAATAGATGATACTGCTCTTCATTACAATCCTTTTGCAACTAAAGGAGATGGAACAACAGCATCCACAATACCGAATAATACAACTGGTGATTCTGTTGCTACTGGATGGGCAGGATCTACTTCTGCATACTGGGATTCTTCATTAGATACTGCAACATCACTTGGATTAGCAGCTTGGGTAGAAGGTGGTGCTTACTACAGACCAGTAAATGGTGGTAGAATCGTAAAATGGGTAGATTCCACAGGAACAATAAAAACTTCAGTAAACATGATGCCACCTTCTGCAAAAGCAATAGGTTCTCATAGTGGAGATGCGACACCTACTGGTGCAACTAATTGGTCAACTCAATATTTACCAATATTTTCTACAGGAACAGCAGACCACACACAAGCAGAAGTTGCAAAAACCTTTGGTGTTCATGAGTATGGGAATGGTGAAGCTAATGGGAATACAAGTTATAGAGATATGTCAATGAGGGGCCCGAGTGGTACTGCCGGGTTTCAAAATATTGCTTATGTTATGGACGATGGGCTGACAGCTATGTCTGCACAAAATGTGGCCAGCTGGAATACAGCAGGTGCAAGTGTGTATTCACAAGCACAAAAACCTTTTTTCTATACTTTTATTGGAACAGGAATTAGTGTGGAATCAGCACATCCAGCTGGGAAAGTTCATAATATTGCTCAAAATCTTCCTTATGGAACTCATATTCTTAAAATAGATTCAACGTCTGGTCACTCAACAACTGTTATAACATTAGATGGGGTTCAATTAAATAGTAGCACAACGTATTTAACATATGCAGCCCACGGAAAACTTTCCTTCCACCAACCCAAGATGCTTCCTATACCAGAAGACGCAGTAGTCCTAGCAGACTATATGCTGATGGCAGATTTTGTAAAACAGACTGATATCGAAGATACTCAAATTAGTAAAGGTGTTCGATATTGTAATGGTTCAAGGGATCATTTTTATGCGGGAGCTGCTGCTGGGGCCTCTATTGTTAGTAATCATGCTAGTGGTTGGCATTTTAGAGGGTTGTCAGGAGGATCAAGTCCTTCTTCTCCGAATGGGAATGGTGTATGGAGATTACCATTTTTTGGTACTACAGGATTGTCTTTAATGGAAGGTTCTCAAGTAGCTCATAGTATTAGATTAGGAGGTTCAGCAACAACTGAAACCGCATTAGATTATAGTACGACCCAGCAGGGTGATGCAATGTCTATTGCAGAGTCAGTTACACTTGGGCAAACCGAAATTGAGACTTCTTTATTACAGGGGAGTTATCATTTCTATGGGCATTTTGTAGCATCCCCAATCCACACCAGTTCACATTATCAAACTTTTGAAACACCATACCTTCATGAGCTTGTCGGTGGCGACCGAAACATGGAACAGACTAATTTAGTGGTTACTGCTGATGGCAAGACATGGGATGAGGTTACGAGGGATACGAGTTATATTGGGAACACAGTCCTTGCAATAACTAGAGAAGGTGGGGATATTAGTGGATCAGCTACTATGATTTTTGATTTTCACAGAGGAATTAATAAAAGAAATGCTATTGGAAAAAGTAACTTTGCTTATGGTTATGATCGGATTATTTGTTTAATAGATGGTGAATATCATATTGAGGCGAATTTTCAAGGTCGTACTGGTGGTACTGCTGGATTTGCAGCACTGTGGTTAAATGGAGCTGTTCATTTAATAAGAGAATTTGACTCTGAAGCAAGCGGAAGGGGGCTGGCAATGATAACAACCCTTATCCCTATGAAAAGAGGAGATTATATTCATTTTCCAGTTAATGATATAGAAGCATCCACTGGCGAATATATGAGTTGGCTTACAATAACTAAGGCATAAAATGTTTATATCACACAAAAGCAACGTACTCCAGACAGTCCACGAAACAGAGTGGCAATGCAGGAGAAATACTAAAGGACAGAGTAAGTCTGAATACTGGACTTGGTTAGATTCTGTTACATCTGGTGATCCACCTGTAGTAGATTTAAGTGGAGAAACAGGATATACAATTGTTGAGTGTACTGATGAAGATGTACAGGAAAGATTGAATCAGCTTGGTGACTATATAAGCATGGATGGAGTTTACAACATCAAGTGGTCTGATGACATAGGAAATGCAGAAGAAATTAAAGA